CCTGGTCGACTTCGCTTGAGGTCGATTGGGACTATAACCACTTCGCACTACCTAACGCCCGTTATTCTACGGACGTTAAGCCAAGTTACGAGACCCCGGATTCGCGAACACCCGTCAGGGTTATCGCGATTCCTAAAACGGCGAAAGCACCACGTATAATTTCTCTTGAGCCGACACACATGCAATATGTGCAGTCGGCCCTAGCAGACGCTATTGTGGCAGAATTGGCGGCGTGTGATACGCTGAACCAATTCATCGATACAACTGACCAGGGAAGAAATCAAAGGATGGCCCTAGAGGGCTCAATGTCCTCTAATTTGGCTACCCTTGACCTCTCAGAGGCCAGTGATCGAGTTTCCGCTCGACTAGTGGACGCTCTCTTCGGAAGCCGCCTCCTACGGGAGATCGTCTTCGCGACGAGAACGCCAATAGCCGACGTGCCTGGTTATGGGCAAATTACCCTCTCCAAGTACGCGTCTATGGGATCGGGCACCACATTTGTACTCGAGTCGATGGTCTTTTTGACTATCGTATTCTTGTCATTCTGTGAGGCCCGGCAGCTGCCAGTCACACCGGCAACGCTGCTCAAGATGCGCGGCGTTGTCAGCGTCTATGGGGACGATTTAATCGTTCCCACAGACGTCGCACCTATTGTTATCCAGAAGCTTGAGGCCTATGGTCTCAAGGTGAATCACGCAAAGTCTCACGTAGTAGGTCACTACCGTGAGAGTTGCGGGAGGGAATATTTCCGAGGCGAAGATGTTACATATTCTAAGCTTCGGGAATCATCCCCGGATAACAGCCAGGATGCAACCAGGATGGTATCACTGATTTCGCTCAGAAATCAGCTGTACTGGCGCGGCCTTTGGAAAACGGTCGCGTTTTTGGATCAAATGATCGGGGATTACGGAATTCCGTTCCCGATCGTTGAACCAACATCTCCGGTTGTAGGTAGAGAATCAGTTCTTGGTTATGAGGCACAGCGAATGTGTCCCCATCTCCATCGACCCCTTGTGAAAGGGATGGTCATACGTGAGAAAACTCGCCGTATTCCCATTGAGACTCCACACGTCTTAACCGCTTACTTCCAACGGAGCCTGAGGAATCAGGAACCCGTAGAAGGGAGCGTCGAGGACGTCCCGGTCGGCACGACGTGGCGTGCTATTTGGACTACCCCCTATTAAGGGATGTCCAGGAGATTCCACCGAGAGGTGGATACAGGATCACAAGAAAGGATTGATGACCCTTTCCCTGTATAGGAGGGGC